GAGAGGACAGACTTCCTTATATACATTTCCTCTCCTCTCCTCCGGTGGGAACCCGAAGGGGAACCCTGCTAACGCAGGGGTACCCCTCCGGGGTTCTTGCCGATTTTGACCCCCGGCGCGCGAGCTGTACTCCTGCGTCCTCCACGAGGATCTGATCCATGCCATACGACAGCAACGACGCGCTCCCGGATCCGGTCAAGCGCGTGCTCCCCGACGATAAGGCGCGCACGATCTGGCGGCGCGTCTTCAACGACAGTATGAAGCGCGGCTATGAGGAGGGCCGGTCGTTCGGCGCGGCATATGCTGCGATTGACAGCGCCGGGTTCAAGAAGGATCCGAAGAGCGGGATCTATCTCGAGAAGAGCATCGAGAAGGCGCTCTATCAGGGCCGCGAGGTCGAGCTCGATCAACCGTTCCGGCTCCCCGCAGGCGCGACCAAGAAGTTCGGCGTCTATGTCACCGCAGGGGACAAGATCAAGAAGGTCACGTTCGGGGATCCAAACATGGAGATCCGGCGCGACGACCCAGAAGCGCGTGCAAACTTCCGCGCGCGGCACTCATGCGACACCGCAACGGACAAGACCTCGGCGCGTTACTGGTCCTGCCAGATGTGGGAAAGTGGAACCTCAGTTTCGGAGATGACGAAGATGGAACAGATGAACAAGCGGCAGATCTCGGACGACGTCTTCACGACCGCGATCGAGGCCGTGCAGCGCGCACAGCAGCTCGGGCTCGGGCTCGCGGCGCACATGACCGAAGGCCCAGACGGGCAGGCGTTCTATATGCCGGGAGCGTCACATGACGACTACCTCGAGCTCGTCGGCCAGACCGGCATGATCGCCCCAGACGGGGCCGAGATCGAGAACCCCGCGGCGGAGCTGATCGAGAGCGTCGTAAGCGCGGCGATCGAGGCCGTGATGGACGCGACGATGGAGAAGCGCGCGGCGAAGATCATCAAGCTCGACGAGGAGGCGCGGATCGTCTGGGGATGGGCGTCGGTCGTCTCAATCGACGGCGAGCCGCTGGTCGACAGACAGGGCGATATCATCTCCGCCGACGTGATGACGAAGGCCGCAGACCGCTTCATGCTCGACGTGCGCGTCGCTAAGGCCATGCACGAAGGCGCGCAGATAGGGGAGGTCATTCACTCGTTCCCCCTCACCAAGGCGCTGGGCGAGGCGCTGGGCGTGCACTCCGCGCTCGAGGGGTGGATCGTGGCTATGAAAGTGCACGACGATAGTGTATGGAACAGGGTCAAGAGCGGCGAGCTGGCCGCGTTCTCAATCGGGGGCATAGGGAAGCGCAATGCCATTTAACGTCACAGACCTAGAGCTGATCGAGCTCTCGCTGGTAGACGAACCAGCGAACCCCGCAGCGCGCGTCGTCATGTTCAAGCGGTACGACGCGATGCCCGATGCGGACAAAATCAAAGAACTGATCGAGAGCGGCATGTCGGAAGACGACGCTCGAGATCAAGTTGCGCGCATGAGGCGCAACAAGGGAACCGGCCCGACCGGCGATCAGGGCAAAGGGGGTCAATCTATGTCCGATCAGGAGAAGCGCCTCGTGGATCTCGAGGCCGCAAACAAGCGCCTTGAGGGCTCGGTCGACGCGCTTGTGAAGGTGCTTGATGCCGAGGGCTACGTTGTCCAGATCGCGGACACCGCCGTCACCGTGGAAAAGCGCAAGGCCGAGGATTACATCGACGTCGCTGGCGAGCCCGTGCTGAAAAGCGCGCTCCCCGCAAGCGTCATCGCTATGATCTCGAAGCAGGCCGGGGAACTGGCCGCAGTCACCAAGAAGCTGGAAGCTGAGGAGCTGGTCAAGCGCGTAAGCGCCGAGATCCCGCACCTATCGGGCGCTCCGGCGATGAAGGGCGCAGTTCTCAAGGCGGTCGACGCGATCACCGACGACGAGACCCGCAAAGCCGCTCACGCAATGCTCAAAGGCGCGAACAGTCTCGCCTCGAAGCTGACCCGCGAGTTCGGCACCGTCGCACCGGAAGAGACCGATGCGATGACCGAGCTCAACAAGATGGCAGAGGCACACGCAGCCGAGCACAAGGTGACGTTCGCCAAGGCATTCGCCGACGTGACGCGCACCGGACGCGGCGCGGAGCTTTTCTCTAAACGCAACGTGCAGTAAAGGAGGCCGCAATGGCAACTCAAGACAATATGCTCTGCGTGTCGCTCGAGGCCGGACAGGATCTCTCGGCGAAGCAGTTCTGCTTTATGTCGGTCGCAGCGGACGGTCAAATCGACCCGACGGCGGCTGGCCTAATCTCTCAAGGCGTTTTGCAAGATGCTCCCGCAGCCGCTGGTCGCGCCGCTCTGGTCGCGATTGCTGGCAAGATCAAAGTCTTGTGCGGCGCAGCCGTCACTCGCGGGGGCTCTGTCGCTTCGACCAGCACCGGGACCGCAACGAACGCCACCACCGGGAACATCATCCTCGGCACGGCTCTTGAAACCGGCGCTTCTGGACGGATCATCGAGATCCTCTTCCAGCCGCGCGGCGCAGCATAAGGCAGGGGGATTTAGATCATGCCGCAACCTAACGTTGGCTCGTTCCACATCGACGCAGCCCTTACGAACATCTCTCTGGCCTTGCTGCAAAACCCGCAGAGCTTCGTCGCTTCGCGCGTCTTCCAGAACGTGCCAGTGCAGAAGCAGTCGGATAAATACTTCACGTTCGACCGCTCCTACTTCAACCGCAACGGCGCAAAGAAGCGCGCCGCCGGTGCTCGCGTCTCCGAGGTCGGCTACGCCATCTCGAACGACAGCTACTTCTGCGAAGAGTACGGCGTCGCGATCCCGATCCCCGATCAGGTCCGCGCTAACGCAGATCCGGCCGCCGATCCTGCTCGTGCAGCCGCCGAACTGGCGACGCATCAGATGCTCATCTCGAAAGAGAACGACTTCTCGTCGTCGTTCTTCACGACTGGGCTTTGGGGCACCGACATCACCGGCGTCGCCGCGTCCCCGACCACCGGGCAGGTCATCAAGTGGTCTGACACCACCTCGGGCGATCCTATCGGCAACGTGCGCACCGGCATCGACACGATCCTCGGGTCGACCGGCATCAAGCCCAACGTGATGGTCATGGGCCGTCAGGTTTACTCGACGCTGATCGACCACCCCGACGTCCAAGGCCGCATCAGCGGAGGCGCGACCACCGCGCAGCCGTCAATCGCCTCGCTGAACCTGCTCGCGCAGCTCTTCGAGGTCGACGAGGTCATGGTCGGCGAAGCGATCCAGAACACCGCAGCGGAGGGCGACACTGCCGCTCACTCGTTCATTCTGGGCAAGAAGTGTCTCTTGACCTACCGCCCCGCATCACCGGGCATTATGACCCCGGCAGCGGGCTACACCTTCTCATGGGCCGGTTATCTTGGCGGGACGAACGAATACGGCTTCGTCGTCGACACCAAGCGCCGCGATGAGGAGGACACCGACGTCATCCGCGCTCGTGCTCACTACGATCACAAGCTCGTCTCGGCTCCGCTGGGCTTCTTCTGGGACGCGATTGTCGCATGATCAAGCTCGAGCAAAGGTCTTTCCAGAAGTCGGATCCGCTCTTCGCGTTCCGCTCGTTCATGGCTCATGGACGGCAGTTCAACCGAGGCGCGGCGTTCGACTGGCAGTCCCTCGGGATCGCCGCAGAAAAGGTCGAGCTCCTATTCCGGGCGGGTAAGGTCCGCCATTACGCGCCCGGAAACTCCGCAGTCGACCTCACAGACAAAGGTCTCGGCGTTAGGCTCGCCGAGACTGCCGAGACTATCGCAGATCCGATCCCCGCGCCCAAGCGGCGCAGCGTGAAGGTGGCGGCATGACGTGGACCTACGGGAGAGCGCCCGGCACAACGAGCGCGGCAACGCGGCGTGACGCCGTGCGCCTCCTCGTAGGTGACACGGACACGACCGATCAGCAAATCGCAGACGAAGAGATCACCTTCGCGCTCTCGCAGGGCTCCGACGACGTCTATGTCGCGGGCGCGGTCATATGCCGGGCGCTCTCTGGCAAGTATGCGCGCCTCGTCGACAGCAGCGTCGAGAGCGTCTCGGCGGCCTACTCGCAGCGCGCGACGCAATATGCCGAGCTTGCAACGCGGCTCACCAGAGACAGCAAGAGGCTCGGCTCCGTCGGGCTCGGCGTCCCCGACGCTGGCGGAATGTCCATCTCTGACATGGCCGCAGTCGAGACAGACCCAGACCGCGTTCCGGGGGCGTTTCGCATCGAGGAGTTCACGAACCCGCCTCGCTTTAGCAATCCCCTCGACGAGTATTGATCCACCATGGCAACCGGCGCGCAGATGCAGAAGGACGTCGTCGCGCTCCTCCGGGATCACGGCTATGACCTCACGTTCCGGCGCATCAACAACGGCGGAACCTATGACCCCGCGACGGGCACGATCACCGGCGGCTCGAACGCCGACGAGACCGTCCGCGCAATCTTCCTCAACTACACCGCAAACGATGTCGACGGGACGCTCGTGCAGCGCGGCGACCGCAAGGCCGTGATCGCCGCGACCTACAACGGGAGCGCGATCTCGAAGACCCCTCAGATCGACGACGAGCTGCGCGGAGAGGGTGACGCCGTCCGGCTCGTCTCGATCCAGACGATCAAGAGCGGCTCCTCGATCCTCGCCTACGTCTGCCAAGCGAGGGAATGATGGCGAACGGCCAGATCCTCCAACAGATCACGGTCGATCTGGACAATCTCGCAGCCAAGGCGGGCGTCACCGTCGCGCAGGCGCGCAACGAATATCTAAATAAGCTCGCCGAGGAGGTCGTCAAAGGAACGAAGGTCGTCACGGGCAGGCTCAGGGCGTCTTGGTTTTTGTCGCCGACGCTGACCTCAGCCCCCGGCACATCTGAAACCGAAATCACAACCGACAAGATTGCCACGCTGACTATGGCGCGCTTATCGGGGCAGGCGGGCACGCTCGCGCAGCTTGACGGGTCGCTTTACCTGCTCAACGGGGCAAACTACGCGATCTTCGTCGAGGCGCGCACGCAGTTCTTGCGGAAGGTGCTGGCGCGCTCGAGCTCAATCGCGGCAGCGGTCGTCGCCGAGATCAAGAACATCAAAGCTACGGGGATCCCATGACGGTGATGCAGAACATCCGCGCCGCGCTCGAGCAGCAGATCGCGAACGTCTCCGGGATCCCGTCGAGCGCCAACCGCGCTTTCGAGAACGTCAAGTTCGTGCCGACTACCGGCACCGCATGGGTCCGCATGGCGCTCGTCCCCGTGACGAGCCGCCCGGCAGTCATGGGCCCGTCGCCGCAGATCCGGCACGACGGGTCTTTCCTCGTTACCGTGCATCTTCCCGAAGGCACAGGTCCAGCGGGGGCCGATGCTCTGGCGGACGCGATCCGCGCCGCCTTCTCCGTCGACACCGGGCTGACGTCTGGCGGGACGACGGTGCGGTTCCGCTATTCTGAGCGAAGCGTCGCCGTTCTTGACGCGCCGTGGTATATCGTCACAGTCTCAATCTCGTGGTATACGTTCACCAGCTCATAAGGAGGGCTTCGCTATGGCATTTTCACAAGGGGCCCGGACGCGGCTCTCCCAGATCGCAGAAGTGACCTACGGGACCACCCCGTCGGCGACGCCGGTCTACTTGCAGATCCCGTTCAACACGCACTCGCTCGACCTGCAAAAGACCCGCGTGCAATCGAGTATGATCACGTCGGACAGGATGCCGTCAATCGACCGGCACGGGCAGCGGAGCGTCTCTGGCGACATCGTCGTCGAGATGCGCCCCGGAGACTATGACGCGTTCCTCGAGGGCGCGCTCTTTGGCACGTTCGCCTCGGACATCCTCAACACCGGAACGACGGTCAAGTCGTTCTCGATCCAAGACGCCGCGCTCGACATCTCGCAGTTTCGGACCTTCGAGGGCGTTATGGTCAACACGATGGCGATGTCGCTCGCCCCCGACGCGCTGACGACGGCGACCTTCGGGCTCGTCGGGCAAGATATGGTGCAAGCGGCGACGGCTCCGGCGGGCTCAAGCTATACGGCTTATTCGACGAACGAACCCTTCGACAGCTTCTCCGGCACAATCAGCGAGGGTGGCTCTGCAATCGCGCTTGTCAACTCGCTCGACTTCACCCTGAACAACAACCTCGGAGCGACCTACGTTCTAGGCTCAAACGTCACGCCGCAGATGGAGTTCGGTATGTCGACCCTTGAGGGCTCGATGACGATCTATTACCAAGATGCAGCACTGATCACGAAGTTCTTGGCCGAAACTGAGAGCTCTCTCTCGATTGTGCTCGACGACCGCGTCGCTGGTAAAACCTACACGCTCCTGATGCCGCGCATCAAGATCAACGGCGCGGCAGTCCCAGTCGGCAGTCCGCAGTCGCGCTTGATCACGGTCCCCTTCGTCGCGCTCAAGGATAGCTCGACGGGGACGCAGTTCCGCATCACCCGCACGACCGTGTAAGGATAAGAGATGGACCTAAACGACCTCACGTTCCGGGACACCTACACCCACACGATCCTCCACCCGATCACCAAAGACCCCGTCCTGCACAAGGACGGGGCTCCCCAGACGGTCACGCTCTACGGGTCCGACAGCAAGGGCTACCGCAACGCGCTGGCCGATGTCGCACGTCTGGGCATCGAAGACCCGGACGAGCGCCTTGTGGCATTTTTGGCGCTCATTACGATAGATTGGCACGTCTATGCTGGCGGCGCGGACGCGAAGCTCGCAGACGCGAAAAAGGTCTATGGCGCGATGCCGCCTCAGATCCGTGACCAGATATTCGGCGCAGCATCGGAGCGCGCCAATTTTTTCGCCGGGCCCTCGACGGGCTCCTAAAGCACGCCGGGGCCAACTTCCAACTTGCACAGACCGACAAGGACGGGATCTCGCTCCGCACTCATTACGAGCACGTCGAGAAGACGAGCGGCATCCGACCTCCCGAACTTGATCTTCCAGAGCTCCCCAAGACGATGGGCGAGCTCTGGGAGACGTTCTTGCGCTTGCATCGCTCCCGGCAGGCCGACGCGCCAATATCATTCTCCGAAATCTTAGCGTATAGTGAGCTCACCGGCCGCAGGTTCACGCCGCTCGAGGTGGACGCGATCTCGGCACTCGACGCCTTGTGGCACAAGGAAAGGGCGAAAAAATGGCAGACCTGATCACGCTTGGCGTCGAGGTACAGACCACCGGAAGCGCGCAGGCGGCGCAGGGGCTCGGGACGTTCCAGAAGGCCGCACAGAGCGCGGCAGGCGCGGCAGACAAACTCGAGAACCAAGTCAACGCGCTGGGCGCGGCGCAGACCAAGAGCGCGGCTCCTGCGCGTGGAATGGCCGGCGCGATGAACAGCGTCGGGACCGCCTTCAAGAACAACTCCGGCGCGATCCAGAACACCAGCTTCCAGCTTCAGGACATCATCGTCCAGATGGAGATGGGAACCTCAGTCACGCGCACGCTGGGCCAGCAGCTCCCGCAACTCCTCGGCGGGTTCGGGCCGCTCGGGGCCGTGATTGGCGTCGTCGCGGGCGCGCTCTTGTCCTTCGCTCCGGCGCTCTTTTCATCCGCAGAGGAGGCGGCAGACCTTCAAACCGCCACGGAGGATCTTGCAGACGCGATGGGCGCATTGCGGACGGCTACAGAGGGGATGAAGACGCCGTTTGTCGAATTGCGCGCGCAGTATGGCGAAAGCGCGGTGGCCGCTCGCGAGCTTTTGGCGCTTCAGCAGCAGCTTGCCGAGAACAAGGCCACAACCGCTTTTTCGACGGCTACAGCCGCAGTCCTAGAAAGCATGGGGCCGGTGCTTTCCGGGCTCGATGTCCAAACCTCATATCAAAACGCGCGGGATCTAAATACGGCGCTCACAGATCAAGCAGCCCTGCAAAAACAAATCGCCGAAGTGCAAGCGGGGACGTCTACTCTAAACGACGCCGAGCTTGAACAGCTCAGAGAACGTAAGTCCGCGAACGAAGAGTTGTTTGCGCAACTCGATCAATATCGCCTTAGCCTCAAAGAGCTTTCAGCAGCATTCGGAATTAGCGAACAAAATGCTGCAAGCCTTGCCGTTCAGATGGCGGTTGTCGCAAACGCAGATACGACAGAGGAGCGCGTTGATGCAACCCAAAAACTTGCTGTCCAGATAGGCAGGGTGACGAACGAGCTAGCAACAGCGGGCCCGGCAGGCATAGAGATTTACGAAGCCCTGCTTCTTGCGGCGCAGGCGGGGCTCGATATACTAGCGATGTCCACTAAAACGACGGACGCACTCGGTGCAGGCGGAGACGCGGCCGCAGTCGTGGCAGGCAAGACCGAGACCGCCGCCGACAACCTAGCAGCTGCGGCAAGCAGCGCAGGCGCTCTCGCAGACGGGCTCTCGCGTGCTCTTGGCGCGGCAGTCTCTTTAGCGCAACAGAGCTTCACGGCGCGCGTGGAAGCCGAGATCAAACTCAAGTACGCTGGGGATCCGATTGCAACGGCGGCAGCGCTTGAAGCAAACCGATTTGACCGCACCGGGGCAGGCGCGATGCTGAACGCGCCGACAGGGGCAGGGGACTACGCGCGCGGTCTTCGAGACGAGACTATTGCAAACGCAGTCCGCACAGCCGAAGCGACACTAGAGCTTGCGAATTTCAACAAGGAAGTCAAATCCGGCGCGTCCGGGGCTAAAGCAGCCTCATCCGACATCAAGCGTTATTACGACGCGACCCGCACAGACGGCGAGAAGTACGCCGAAGGGCTCGCCGAGATCGCCGCGCTGCACGCCTCCGGCGCGATGGACGCGGACCTTTATGCGCGCTCGGTTCAGCAGCTCGCAGAGCAGTTCGACCCGCTCGGGCAACTCATCTCCGGGCTGGCCGACACTGTCGAGAACGAGCTCAACGCCGCCTTCGCCTCGGTGCTCAACGGGACGGCGTCTCTTGGGGACGCGCTCCTCAGCTTCGCTTCGAACGTTCTCGCCAAGGTCGCCCAGGATCTCTTCGCACAGCAGTTCGCAGCGCCTATCGCCGCAGGGATCAAGTCCTTCATCGGCAGCGAGGACGGGAACGTCTTTGGGCGCAGCGGCTATGTGCCGTTCGCCAAGGGCGGTATTGTTTCGGGGCCGACGCTCTTTCCGTTCGCCAATGGCACGGGGCTGATGGGCGAGGCAGGGCCGGAGGCGATCATGCCGCTTTCCCGAGGATCTGACGGCAAGCTCGGCGTCGTCGCAGCGAACGGGAACAGCGCGCCCAAGATCACGATCAACAATTACAGCGGGCAGGAGGCGAGCGCGTCGACGGATAACATGGGGAACATCATCGTCGAGATAGGGCGCGCAATTGCGCAGGACATCACGTCAGGCGGGCCGACTTACCGGGCGATCAAGAGCACCTTTGGGATCACTAACCGCTTGCAGCAGAGGGGATAAGAGATGGCAGTCTGGCCGGTCACACTTCCGCAATACTTCGAGATTGGCGCGCAGGACACGCGACAGCAGGGGTTCATCCGCTCGACAACCGAGACCGGACCCTACAAGCAGCGCAAGCGGTTCACTGCGACGTCGCGCTTCTTGTCCGGCTCAATGCTCTTGACCGGAACGCAGCGCGCGACCTTTGAGACGTTCTACAAGACGACCATTTCCGAGGGGACCGACGAGTTCGAATTCATCGACCCGGTGGACTTCGTCGCCGCGCCCATGCGCTTCGTGCAACCGCCTTCGTGCTCCGGCGTTTCGGGGGGCGACACTGCGACGACAGTCCAGTGGCGGCTCGACCTCATGCTCGAGGTGCTTCCGTAATGGCGCGCTCTCTCCCAACAGCAGTCATCACGGCGGTCAACAAGCAGACGACGACCAGCATCTTTCTCGTCCTGCTCGAAGTCTATCATCCGGACATCGGGACTTATTACTTCGTCAACAACACCGAGAACGTCGTCGCGGGCGCGAATACCTATCTCGCCTTTCCGTTCTCCGTGACTTTACCGCCCGACGATCCAGAGCTCCAAGTGCGCGCGCGGCTCACGCTCTCGAACGTCACGACCGAGCTTGCCGTCCTGCGCTCGATAGCAGGCCAGCGCACGCGCGCGACCTTCGCGCTGAAGGTCATAGAGGCCAGCGACCCGACCACCGTCTTGCAGAGCGTCTCCGGGCTTGTGGCGGCGTCGGTCAGCTACAACGCCGACCTGATGGACATCGACCTGACGATTGACAACTTCCTAACGGAGCCCTTCCCAAGTGCAACCTTCTCGCCCTCGACGTTCCCCGGTATCTTCTAACTGGTGGAACGACTATATCGGGATCCCGTTTGCGTGGAACGGATCGACGCGCGAGGGCGCGTCGTGCTGGGGGCTTGTCTGTCTGGTTTACAAAGAGGTCTACAAGATCAAGCTACCGCGGCACAACGAGATCGAGACGCAGATCGAGCGCGGCGCGGGGTCCTTCTCCGACTTTGCATCGACCGGCGTGCACGTCGAGCTTGAGGAGGTGCGCTCGGGAGACGTCCTGCACATGTGGGGGGTGTACAAGGGCAGGCGGCGCGCGACCCATTGCGGGATCGTCACCGAGCCGGGGTTCGTGCTGCACGCAGAAGAGGTCGTAGGATCCTGCGTTTCGCGCTATAAGGGCGACAACCGGTTCTTGCAGCGCGTGATTGGAGCATATCGCCTTGAATGATCTCGTCCCCTTCAAAGACCGCGCGCTCGCCGAATATGTCGAGATCACGCTGATCCTGAACCCCCTTGCGAAGGGGGACCGCCTCGTCGTCCGGATCATGGCCGGGCAGACGCTCGCCGAGATGATTGCGACGCTCGTCACCGACGAAGGCAATCGCGAGCATATCTCCGCCTTCATCGGCGGGGACTACATTCCGCAAGAGCTCTGGGCCAAGACGCGCCCGAAGTCTGGCGCGTCGATCTATCTGCGGATCTCCTTGCAGGATCCGATCTCGATGATCGCGATCCTAGCGTCCGCAGTCGCGCCGACAATCGCAACGGCGATCTTTCCGACGCTTGTGGCTGGGTCATTTATGGCGGCAGTCGCGGGCGCGGCAATCGCGATGGCGATCACCTACGCCGCATCGGCGCTATTCGGCCCCCGCCCGACCCAGAACAGGGCCGAGAGCCCGTCCTACAACCTCTCGGCGGCGCGCAACGGGCTGACGCCTTACGCCGCCGTCCCCGTCGTGCTGGGCATGCACCGCATGGTCCCGCCTTACGGCGCGGCTCCTTACACCGAGATCGTCGGGAACGACCAGTTCCTGCGCTTCATTCTGGTCTGGGGCTACGGGCCGGTCTCGGTGACCTCGATCAAGATCGGCAACACCGACATCGCAGATTACACCGACGTCGAGATGGAGCACGACTTCGCGGGATCCTCCCCTACGCTCGGGCTCTATCCGGCGGATGCCTCGCAGGAGGATCTTTCGATCCGCTTGACCAACGCTTATGTCAGCCGCACGACCGCGCTGAATACGACTGAGTTCGGGCTCACCGTCACCTTCCCGACCGGCTTATTCCAGGCAGCGGACAGCGGCGGGCGCGCCAACCTCTCGGTGCAGCTCATCGGCGAATATCGCCTCGTCGGATCCGGAACGTGGCTCGCGTGGTTCGATCAGACTTACACCGATAACACCGGGCAGGCGAAGCGCGTCTCGCAACGCAAGACAGGGCTCGCATCGGGGCAGTACGAGGTACAGATCCAGCGCGGGAACGTCGAGCAGAACCTGAGCAGTCCAAAGAAGGTCGACCGCGCCGACTGGACGGACCTGCGCTCGTTCAATACGAACGCGGTCCCAATCAACCTCACCGGCATCGCCAAGAGCGCCTTCCGGATCAAAGCGACCGACCAGCTCAACGGGATCGTGCAGCAGCTCAACGCGCTCGTCTCCTTGCAGATCCCAACATGGAACGGGTCGTCGTGGACGGGTTCGTCGGCAACGTCAAACCCCGCAGCGATCTTCCGTTATGTGCTGACCGGCGCGCCAAACAAGAAACCGGTCTTGGCGGCGAACATCAACGACGCGCAGCTCGGCGCGTGGTTTACGTTCTGCGCGACGAACGGGCTCGCCTTCGACCAAGTGCTCGACTTCCAACTATCGGTGCGGGACATCCTGCAAGACGTCGCGAACGCGGGCAAGGCGAGCCCGGCTTACGTCGACGACAAGTGGACCGTCGTCATTGAGCAGACGCGCTCGACAATCGTGCAGCACTTCACGCCGCGCAACACCCGCAACTTCGCAGGCCGGATCCTGTACAACGAGATCCCGGAGGCGCTCCGCATCCGCTTCTTCAACAAGAACGCGGATTACCGCGAGGACGAGCGCGTCGTCTTCGACGACGGGTTCAACGAAGCGAACGCGACGACATACCAAGTGATCGACCTTCCCGGCCAGACGAACCCCGACAACGTCTATAAGCTCGGGCGGCACTACATCGCGGCTGCGCGCCTTCGTCCTGAGATATTCACCTTCGAGGTCGACATCGAGCACCTCGTCGCGCTGCGCGGCGATCTTTGCCGCCTGACGCACGACGTGCCGAGGATCGGCCAGATGTCGGGGCGCGTCGTCTCGCGCGCGACGAACACCATAGTCCTCGACGAGCCGGTGACGCGGGAGGCGGGCAAAGCCTACACGCTGCGCGTCCGGGCGACGATTACGAACGCGTCGCTCGCGCTGACCGTGGCGGCAGTCGGCGCGACGATCACGAACAACACCGTGATCGTGACCAGCGGCGGAACGTCAGTCAACGCGGGAGACCTATACCAGTTCGGCGAGCAGAGCACCGAGAGCCTCGAGGTACTGGTCGCGGGGATCGAATATATCGACGACCTCGGCGCTTCGGTGACCTGCGTTCCCTACTCTCCTGACATCTACAACTCGGCGACGACGATCCCCGCTTATACGACGGTCCTCTCGACACCGGTCTCGGCGTCTTTCGTCGGCCCGCCGCGCCCGACCATCTCACAAGTTGTATCAGACGAAGCCGCGCTGCAAGTCACGTCGACAGGCGCCGTCATCCCGGCGATCCTGCTTTATGTGCAGCCGGGCAAGACTGCGGCGTCGAACGACGGGACCGTCACAAGCACGGCGTTTTTCCAAGCGCGCTATCGCAGATCAGGGACCGAGGACCCCTTCACCTACGCGCCCTATTCCGCTGTCGATACGCCGTTCATGGTCCTGAGCCCCGTCGAGAACGGGACAAACTACGACATAGGCGTGCGCGCAATCGGCCCGGACGAGAGCACGACCAGCTCCTTCGTCGAGATCGCGAACCACCAAGTTCTCGGCGCGACCGCAAAGCCGCCGGAGATCGACACCTTCTCGCTCAATACGATTGGCGATCACACCTACATTGAATGGACCTATCCGTCGATTGCGGTGGACGTGACCGGATACGAGATACGCTATTCCGGAAACCAAAATAATACCTCTTGGCCGACGATGACTGTCCTCTCGGATGCGATCCCCAGAGAGGCGCGCTCGTTCACGATCCCCAGCCGATCCGGATCCTACGCGATCAAGCCAATCGACGTTCTGGGCAACCGCTCGGTGCTCGCGCTTTACGTCAACGCCTCGCTCGAGGATCCAGCGGCGCTCAACGTCGTTTTGACCTTGCCACAAGAGCCCACATGGACCGGAACAAAGACAGACGTCGAGAAGCTCGGCGCGCTGATCCAACTGTCCAGCACGAACTACATGGCGACGTGGACGACGCTCGCCGCGGTCCCGATCATCGGGTTCACGGCAGCAACGGGCTACGAGGCCGAAGGATACTATGAGTTCGGCGAGACGGACCTCAGCCAGGTCTACACTTCGCGCGTCACCGTCGACGCGGTTGTCAGCACCTCCGGCGGACTTTCCACGATGTCGACGTGGATCACGCTATCCGGCGTCGGCACGATTGCGGGGCTCGACACCGGCGACGAGACCTCCGTCGAGATCCAAGTCAACTATTCCATCGTCGACAGCGCGACGCCGATCTATCAAGGCTATCGGCGTTTCGTCGTCGGGGACTACACGGCGCGCCACCTCAAGTTCCGCGCCGTCTTGTCGACCTTGTTTTCCACGATAACGCCGACCATGAGCGCGCTCTCGGTCTCGATAGATATGCCAGACCGCGTCGACCGAGGGAACGACCTGATCTCCGGCGCGGCATCTTACGCCGTCGCCTTCTCGCCGGTGTTCCGCGAAATCCGCTCAATCACGATTGCCGCGCAGAACATGCAGACCGGCGACTACTATGAAATTTCGGGCAAGACGCGCACGGGGTTCGATGTTATATTCCGCAACAGCGCCGGAACGGCGATAAGCCGGACCTTCGATTATCAGGCAATCGGGTTCGGCAGAGAGAGGGGCACTTAAATGTCGCAGTTTGATTTCGGGACGATTGACCCGAACACCAAAAGTGGGACGGCGCTGGCGTCGGACCTCAATTCGTTCCGCACCGCGCTGCACACGTCGCACAGCGGATCAACCGCGCCGTCCTATATCACGACGGGGATGCTCTGGGTCGACAGCACCTCGGCTAACCTGAAGATCAAGATGTATGACGGCGCGCAATCCATCGACGTCGCGATCATCGACGCGACGAACAACGTCGCCCGGGTCGCCGTCGACAGTGCAGCGACGAGCTACATCACCTCGACGGTCGCGGCGCAGATCAAGTTCGTCATCGCGAGCGCAGACATCGCGACCATTCGGGCGACCGGCTTGCAGTTCAACATCGCGTCGCCGTACATCGGAGACAGCAGCAACAACGAGCTTTTGTCTTTCTCGACGACCGCGAGCGCGGTCAATCAGATCAACATTGCGAACGCCGCAACCGCGACGAACCCGGTGATCTCGGCGGTCGGCAACGACACCAACATCGGCATCATGCTGACCCCGAAGGGGACGGGCCGCACCAACATCGGCCAGCTTGCGCTCGACGGGACGACGATCACGACGACCGCAGCGGAGCTAAACTTCGTCAACGGTGTCACCTCGGCGATCCAGACGCAGCTCAACGCAAAGGCTCCGCTGACTGGCACGGGAACGTCAGGGACTTGGCCGATTAGCATCACTGGCGATGCGGCGACAACCGACGGTAAATCATTCGGCACGTTCACCGCAGCGGGCGGCATCGCCTATGCCACCAGTACGACCGCACTTGCGGCAATCGGCGCGGGAACAGCAGGGCAAGTTCTACTGTCTGGCGGTGCGGCAGCCCCGACGTGGGGAACATTGGCAGGGACCGACGTAAACATCCAAGTCTTTACTGCAACCGGAACCTACACGCCAACCGCTGGTTATACTCGAGGCATTGCTTTTGTCACTGGCGGCGGCGGCGGAACGGGTGGCATTGGCGCTACTGATGCTTCACGAGGTGGCGGCGGCGCGGGTGGTACTGCAATAGGTGTGCTAAATTTAACAAGCCTTGGGGCGGTAACTGCGACTGTTGGTGCTGCGGGAACTGCTGGCAGCTCCTCTCCTACTGCTGGCGGGGCTGGCGGGACATCTAGCTTATCAACTTTGACAGGCAATGGCGGCGGTGGTAGTGGAACAACCGCTTCCGGCGCTTCAGGTGGGAGCGCAAGTGGGGGGGCTATAAATATTCTTGGCGGCGGTGGAGCAGATGGTTACGAGGCGGGTTATGTTTCTGGGGGGATAGGCGGCGCGTCGTTCTGGGGCGGAGGCGGTAAAGACGGCTCTTCCGGTCAGGCTTACGGGTCTGGCGCAGGCGGTGGCGCAACCACTAGCACAGCATCAGGAGACGTGGGTGCGGCTGGTGTCATTATGATTATGGAGTTCAAGTGATGAACCTAGCTGAAATCAAAAACGGCATCGTCGCAAACGTCATTCTGGTTGATCCCAACCATATCCCAGACTTCTGTTCTAGCTGGCCTAAAGCCACCGAAGGTTGTCAGATCGGCGGCAGCTATGCGAACGGCGTGTTCATCCCATTGCCTGAACCTGAACCTGAACCGCCAACATTAGAGCAGCAGAAATCAGCCCGTGCAAAAGCCTATGCCAAAGAAGCTGATCCGCTGTTCTTCGTGGCTCAGCGCGGCGAAGCGACTGAAGCAGAATGGCTCGCCAAGGTCGCTGAGATCAAAGCGCGCTTTCCCTATCCGGAGGCGTGAGCATGGAAGAGGCCCCTGACCTGATGGACATCGTCAAATTGATATTGCAGTTCGCCGTCTTGCCGCTGGCCGGGTTCATGTGGGCGCACTACGGTATGACCCAGCGGCACGAAAAAGAGATCGCGGTCATCAAATCCGAGCACGCGCTGGTCAAAGAAAACCATGACCGCGAGTTCAAGGACGTCAAGGACAGCTTCAAGGCGGTCCTGCTCAAGCTCGACGAAATCCAGAAGGAGCTGCTAAAAAGATGACGACGCGCGACTTCGCCCCAACCAACGGAGACTGACATGGCATCCTTAGCAGATCGCGTGTTCGACAACGGTTTGACCGTCCTCGACACAGAAGCAAACAAGATACTGATCACCTCGGCAGAGGCGACCACCTATGCTCAAGCCAACGCGACCTTCGCGCTGGGCAACAGCACCACGCTGTCCGTCGGCGCACCAGCCGCCAGATCCGGCGGTGGGCGGCAGGTCACCATCGCAGCCATCACAGACGGCGCGGTGACCGCCACCGGCACGGCTACGCACTATGCCATCGTGGATACGGTCAACAGCCGCCTGTTAGCGACGGGGTCTCTAAGCGCCTCTCAGGCGGTCACCAGCGGCAACACGTTTACGCTGTCATCTGCAACCATTGGCATCCCCGGCGCGGTGTAAAAAATGGTAACGCTTGTAAATCGCGCTAAGATGACCACAGCCACCACGGGCACGGGGACGCTTACGCTTGGCTCTGCTTCGTCTGGCTACCAGTCGTTTGCTGCTGCTGGTGTTGTAAACGGCGATGTCGTCCGCTACGTCATAGAAGATGGCAGTGCTTGGGAGATTGGCACAGGTACTTATACGTCATCCGGCACAACCTTGGCCCGCGCCGTCAGTGAGAGTTCCAACGCTGGCTCCCCCCTCAACCTTTCAGGCTCAGCAGTGGTGTTTGTGGGGGCCACTGCCGAAGATTTTTTTAACTCAGCCGCTTGGGTTCGTAATCCATCTTGGCCTCCTTGTGAGGCTAATTCTGGCGACAATAAGATCGTGGGACTTTATGCAGTCTGGCCCGGAGATGGCACAGGAGCCGGCGGCAACTTCTTTGCCATGACGATTTCTGCTGCTTACACTATCAACTTTGGTGACGGCACGACGACCAACTTCACAACTGGCTCCACAGCTTACTACGAGTACGACTACAACGATGCGGGCTTGGCTAACACTGACGGACCCGTCACTTTCACGGCGTCTACTGACATTGTAAACCGCACGGCTCATGGCTACGCCAACGGCGACGTCGTGCAGTTCTACAACATTGTCACGACCACGGGTCTATCTGCGGCGCAATCCTATTACGTCATCAGTGCTACAGCCAATACGTTCCAGATTTCGGCAACTTCTGGTGGCTCCGCTGTCGCGCTGACGAATGATGGCTCCGCCACCCTGCTGCCTTACAAGATCGCCACAGTGACGATTACACCGCAAGCGGCAAACAACCTGACC